AGAAGAGATTTATGAGGCAGACCGAGCCGAATCACAAGCCAAGATTAGTGAGGTAGAAAACCAAATTAAGCGGAACTCTCGTGGCGAGGGTAGAGATGGCTTGTCTGGAAGTGTGACTATTTCGTAATAATTAAACTTTGTTGAGGTAAAAAATATGGCAAATCTTGATACTCCTTTCGGCTTTAAGCCGGTCAAACATTTGAACGGGTCTCCTTGGAACGGTCAGGCAAATGTTTATTACATTCCGTCTACTGATAATACTGCAACTTTTATTGGCGATGCAGTTAAAAGTGCTGGATCTGCAGATTCAACCGGCAAGTATCCTACGGTAGCCCAAGCTACTGCTGGTGCTGCAGTGAGAGGTGTTGTAATTGCTTTTGGTGATAATCCGTATGTAATGACTCATCCTGATACTCCTAATCGTTCATATCGGCCTGCTGCTACTGCAATGTATTGTCTGGTAGTTGATGATCCTCAGGTTATTTTTGAAGTTCAGGAAGATAGTGATGGTGCTGCATTGGCTGCTACTGAAGTAGGGCTTTCTACAAACTTTATAGTTGGTTCTGGATCTACGACTACTGGTAAGTCTGCTATGGAACTTGATTCCAGTGATACTGCAACCGACACCAGTGGTAACTGTAGACTTTTGAGGTTGGCTAATCGAGAAGATAATGAACTTGGAAATTATGCCAAGTGGGAAATTCTTTTCGGAGAGCATGAGCTGGGCCTTACTATTTCAACTGATGTTTAATTAGTTGTTTATTAACTTCTGCTATTTAATCATCATTTAAAGGAGCTTACAAATGGGTATTATTACTACTAGTAATTTTGCAAAAGATCTGGTGCCTGGGGTCAAGACTTGGTTCGGGCAGAAATATAAAGAGTATCCGATTGAGTATTTGGATATTTTTGAAAAGGGTAACTCTACAAAGGCTTTCGAAGAAGAAGCTGGCGTAACTGGTTTCGGTCTTGCAGCAGTAAAAACCGAGGGAGCTGGGATTGCGTATGATGAGCAGGAGCAGGGATTTGTTAGTCGCTACACTCATGTAACGTACGGCCTTGGATTTATTATTACTCGGGAAATGTACGAAGATGGTATAGCTGTTACAGTTGCGCTGCGTCGTGCAAATGCACTTGCTTTTTCTATCCGGCAAACCAAAGAGATTATTGGGGCAAACATCCTTAATCGGGCGTTTACTGCTGCTTATACTATGGGAACTAATAGTGATGGTAAGGAGCTTTGTGCTACTGATCATCCGAATAAATCCGGCGGTATCTGGAGGAACGAGCTCTCTACTGCGGCTGACCTCAGTGAAGCAGCCCTCGAGCAGGCTTGCATTGACATCGCTGCATTCACTACTGATCGTGGACTCAAGATCGCGATTATGCCTCAGAAGTTGATCATCCCGACTGCTCTTGAGTTTGACGCTATGCGGATTCTCGAATCTATCGGACAGTCCGGCAGCGCGAATAATGATATCAATGCTATTCGAGCATCGAAGAAGTTTCCTCAGGGCATCGCTGTGAATCATTACCTGACTGATAGTGATGCATGGTTTATTAAAACTAACTGTCCAGACGGTTTGAAGTATATGGAAAGGAGGCCTGATGCGTTTGGAACTGAGAATGACTTCGATACTGAGAATGCAAAGTTCAAAGCGACTTTTCGTGGAAGCTTTGGTTGGTCTGATCCAAGGGGAATTTTTGGAAGTCCGGGTGCTGCATAATTGACCGTTCATAAGTGAACGACCAAACTGAAATAAGAACTGACCGTTCTTTGTGACGAGCTTAGAACGGTCTTAATAATGTGGGTAAATGAAAGTTAAAATCTTTCAGGCAGTTCTTTGAGATAAGAAGTGTCCCAGTGGAGGAAATTATGGGTGTAACAAATTTTCCGAATGGTATTACATGTGATACTTCCAGAAATAAGTCAATGGCTTCTGGATCTACGATTCCTGCATCTGGATCTGCTGGGTACAATCCAGGGTGTACATTCACTAAGACTGATGTAGCTCTTGGTCAGGCAGCTCAATGGGTAAATATGGGCACTGCTGCATCGTGCTTGTTTGTTCCTGTTGGCCCAACTTATGGTTATGGCATAAAGTTGGCTGAAGGCCCAGTCACTTCTGCCGGTGGAGATACAACTGAAGTAATTACTCGAAGTGGACTGATTCTTTCTACTGATATAGCTATTGTTAATCATGAAGTTTCTGATGATAACGATCAGATAGTTTCTGCAATAGCTACTGATAGTACGATTACTATTGTTGGTAGTGCAGATCCTAGTACAGCACATGGCTATGATTATGCATTGTTAAGGAATAGATGTGTTCCTGAGTGGGATATTGTAGCTGCTGGAACGCATACTACTGTTGGTGGTGCTGCTGCAGAAGCTATTACAGTTGCTGGTGTTTTGGCTACTGATATGGCTTTTGTTAATTATGGTGCAACAGATGACACTGATACTATTAGTGATATAGTTTGTACTAATAATACAATTACTGTAACCTGTTCTGCTGATCCAGCTGTGGCACATAGTTTACATTATGTTGTTATTCGGCCGAGAGGAACATTTAAACCAAGTCATTATATTGCTTACGCAGGAACACATCAAACGGTTGGTGGGGCAGCAGCTGAAGCGGTTACTGTGACTGGTGCTCTTGCTACAGATATTCCGATAGTCATTTATAATACTACGAATGATACGGATAGCATTTTGAAGGCTGTTGTAACTGCTAATACTTTGACGGTAACTTGTTCAGCTGATCCATCTAGTGTTCATGCCTTTAGTTATATGGTGCTCAGGGCATATTAAAAAAGAACTTGTAATAATAAGGGGAACTTTATTATTACAGGTTTTGTGTTAATATAAAAGTTAATCCAATAACAATTATTATAGCGGAGAATATTATGAGTATGATTATTCCTAAGCAAACTGCGGCTATGACTGTCAGGCATTATTTTCCTGCTCATTCACTTCCGAAGACTGTTACAGTTGCTGGTGTTCTTGTGGCAGAGACTATTGCAGTAAATATACTTGATGAAGCTGGTGTAGCTTTGGCTCTTTATGATGAATTTGGAGTAGCAGTAACCATGACCGCCACCTCACCTCCGTTAAAGATCGATAGTCCCATCACCCTGCAATTTGTCAAGGGCGTAACCGCTAACGCAGTCGGTGTTCAGTTGGTAGACTGATGAGTGTCGCTAAGAGTATTTTCAAGCCGATATTCAAGAGTTATTCGCGGAGAGCGATAGCTGGTAGCGAAGGTGGTATTCCCGGCCTACTCTCTCTCTGGAACGCCAAGACCCCCACCGTCTGTCCTGTAGGCCCCCAGATCCAAACCTCAGTAGCAGGCAACCAGCCAGACGCTTCAGGAAATATGGTTCCGTGGCCTGTCAATCATCCTGGGCGGGGGGTGATGGTACAGCCTGCGTATAGCAACCTGTTGCAGAACTCCAAGTTTGAGGGGGCTGTGTCGGGTACGCCGGGGGCTGCTCCGACGAATTGGGCTGTAGTGCTCACGGGCGGAACCCTTACCGTTGCAGGACCGTTGTTAACGTTTTCAGCCGCAGTTGCTCGTGAAGGGATTGGGCAAAGTCTGTCTGTATTGGCCAATACAACCTATATTTATACCGTTGACGCAGTGTGTGATGGCAATTTAGCTGTTGCAGATATCATCTATCCTGTCCCGCTTCCGAGCGGTGCGACCAGCACATATTATGTTGATGGGGTTGGGCAAACGGTTGGATACAAGCCATCATCGGGGAGCAGGGTGTTGGCTGTAAAAATGGTCATTGCTGGCACGGGAGGGACAGTCAGTTTTAGATTTGGGGCGGGAACGTCCGGGGCTGCAACAGGCACAGTAACCATCTCCAACCCCCAACTCGTAGCCTCCCCCTACCAAATGCCCTACGCAGCATCAGGCGCAGGCGCAACCACCTCAGTAACCTCCACAGCATCCACCAGCGGCGGCAACGGACTGGCGATACCGCTGTCTGCAGCTATGATCGCTGCCCTAAGCGGGGGTGCGTTTACGGCTGCTGCATTGGTAGAAATGGGAGTATCCAGCGCACAGGTTACGGCCCCGGCGAATATCCTCTCGGTCAATGACGTTGCAGCCGGATTGATCTTCGCGGATTCTGGTGGGAAGTTGAAATGTACTGACGGCACCAATACGGCAGAGGTCACGGTTACAGGCGGATGGGCAAGGACTGACGAACTTCTCCCGGTTGTGCAATGTGATGGGGCCACATTCAGGACTGGCTACGCGAAGAACACTTTCACTGCAATCACATGGGGAAGCGCTGTCGCGGTCGGTGCTGATGGAGACTGGAATGTCGTTACCCATGAACGTATCGGCCTGAATAGCGTTATACCATTTGGCATACAGCAGACTCAATTCTGGGGGAAATCTGCGAGTGAGGCAGAAGTGCTGAAAGTGCAGGGGTATGCGATATGACCAGACACGAAGCCTATTACCTGAAAGCGAAAATCAAGGACATCCTTGCAGGGATTGACGGCACCGAAGATACCGCCGAAAGCTGGTGGGAAACTTCCACTGGTTACGAATTTGGGGCAAAGAAGCTGGCTGAAGTGCTGAAGGCGATTGATGACGAGGTGGTGGAATGATACTCGATAGAGGTGAATCATTCGGTGCATACTACGAGATACCAGACCCAGCAGATCCCAAGAGACTCTTTGGTATAGTCTGGGAGAATGCCTTCCCTTGTGGAACCTATACCAGGGGAGGCAAGACCTACGGTCTGACCTTTATCATTTTCTACAAAGATCTCTTCCCGGCAGATGACCACCCTGGGCATGGAGAATCTTTCGATACCTGCCCGCTGACCATGGACCGGCTGACCCCTGATATCTGCTTCAACCCGATGCTCAAGGGTGGTAAGCCTCCGAAGGTTCGGTTGAAACCAAAGATCAAGCAGCTTATCGAGTATGACGAATCACTTGGCCTGACTGGCTATGAGTTGATTGAGAAGCGGGCAGCGGTGATGGTGCCTGAGTTTATGGGCTTCACACTGGCAGATGTTATCGCTGATGCTCCTGAAGTCTGGCAGCCGACTGTTGGTGAAGAGGGGAATGAGGTTCCTAATGTGACGAAGTGCTCTGAGGAGAAAACGATATGAAAAAACTTTTGCTTGCAATCTTATTGCTACTGATTCCAATATCAGTCTCTGCAGCTCCAGGTTGGCAGCGCAATCTGACCGTTGAGTGGGGCTACGAGCCGCCTGCTGATATGTCTCACACTGGTTTTAAGCTCTATCAAGATGGCGCAGCAGTATGTACTTGGGCAACAGCTATTGTCAGGATTGGTTCCTGTGATGTGGTGCTGATAAAGAAAACCACATCATTCACGTTGACAGCAACGTTTGCTGATGGTGGAGAGTCCCCACACTCAGAGATTTACACGCTGAATGACTGGGGACCGAAACCGACGATTATTAAGGTTACGCCGAAGTGACCTTCTCTGAGAAGATCATATCAGGCATCCTCTGGAGTATTGCTATCCTGCTTATTGTTTCGCAACTCATTGGATGTGCACCACTGCCTGGAGGAAAGTTATTTCCAGGACTTACACATGAGACACAGTTACAAAATATTCCAGATTTGAAAATCCATAAGCTGTCGCTGCCTGCGTCTGCAGCAATTTGTCAGTGGGTGATGTTCAAGGAGCGGCCTATCTTTTCACTTATCTTTCTTGGTGGAATCTGGGCCTGTGCCGACGTTAGGCCGGACGGCAAAGGAGGTGTTCAATCCTGCGAGGTCTGGGCGCCGGGGTTTCTGCTGAAACATGAGCTTGAGCATTGCAAAGGATGGGCGGATAAATGGTATTGAAAACCAACTTAATATGGGGGAAGAGATGAAGAGACTTTTGGGAGTAGCCTTGGCTGTTGGCCTGTTGACGAGTTGTTCGGTAAATTACAGTCCGACTGAGGTCACATTTAACCAGAACACCGGCGGCGGAAACGGCACCATGAGGACCGATGCCAAGGGGCTCACGACTGCTAACACACCTACTCAGGATGCCAGCGGTTCGGCAGCGACTGAGGGTGCAATGGCTGCGCTTGGAGGTATCAAAGACGCAGTGGCCAACTTCATCCCGGCTGTAACGACGACTGAGACCACGACCACAACGACGCCGCTTGCGCCTCAGCCGGCCGCTCCCACCTTCCCCGACGTTGCTCCGCCGCTCGCCCCCACTGAAGAGATTGCCGAACCTATCGAGCCTGAAGGCCAGATCGAGGAGGTAGACTGATGCTCAGGTTGGTTCTGGCTATAGTTTTGTTCTGGACTTTACCAGTTAATGCTGTAACAATTCCACAGTCTCTTGATGAATGCAATGCACTTTGTACTCAGTATTTCCCAGGAAGTGTACCAGTTACTCCTCCCGTTACTCCTCCATCAGATAATAAGATATTTCCACATGCGATTACTTTTGAACGATCAACTGATCAAGGCAACGGTTCTGCAGGGATTTTGTTCAGGACTTTACAAGCAGGATCGATTATTTATGTTTCAGTTAATGGTGAGGTTGCAAGATTAGGAGTTCCATATAAAGGTGCTCCAGTTTTCTTGTTGACAAAGTCTGGTGATCAATATGCAAGACCATTGAACTTTGTAATTAAGATGAATGATGGTGTGACTTATACTGCTAAGAGCGGAATAGCTGGTGATGCAACTGAGCCTGTAACTCCTGGAGTATATAAGAATAGCAAATCATACGGCTATTACAATGTAGCGAATAAACGACAGGCTTGGAGAATACCATCAAGGGGTGATTCTCTTGGGCCAGGGCCGGTTAAATTTACATTTTCGTCTGGTAAGACCTTCACGGTCAGAAGCACTGCAAAGAATTGCAGGGATCGAGAAGATACATGTAATCGCGACAGTAGAGCTGTAATGTATGGATTTGTGTTCAAGCCAGGCAATGGCCGGCCGAATGGCAAGGGTGATTCTGACATGGGAACATCACATGGTGGCATATATCTTCATGCGCCGTTCGGAGACATCAGTAAGTCCGTGTTGATGCAATGGTGATCTGTAAGCAATGTGGATATAAATATACTGGTCCAAGATGTCCTATATGTAATTATCCAAACGAAGACTGTGATTGATCCTTACCTCAACTTTCAGGAGAAAGTTATGCGGGTGATTGCGGAAGACAGTTTGCAGTTGTTCAAGAAAAATGATGAAGGTTTACATTTTGTCAAGGATCGATATTGCAAAGAACCTGGACCATGTTT